ATTAACAATATTTTGCCAATGCGAATTACGGCTATCCATTGCATAAGCACGCCTACGCTTGCCTTTTCCAATGTAGAAAAGACCGCCTTCAGGTTTGTAGTGTGCGTATGTAAAGAACATAGTTATTCCTTATTCATACAAAATGTTAATTGAGCCAGCGTCAAAGGTGTCAGTTCCATTGACTGTTGTAACTCGAATTTGAGTTAAAACATCAGAAAGGGCTTTGCTTCCACCTGAAAAAATCACTTGCGTTGTAATCATTTTATGAACACCACTTCCAATCCAAGTATTTCCTGAAATATTTACTAATGTATAAGTTCCTGAAATTAAAGCCGCACCACTTGACGCTGAATTAAAAAGTAAATAGCCTGCTGTGCTGTTTGAACCACCAGTTGTGCTTGCTTGGTTTGTATAGTTAGAAGTAGAAACATAACCAGTATTTTCAATTCCGCCTGAATCACCTAATTGAACTAAAAAATTTGATGTTCCGCTTGAAGAAACTTCATTAAACATTACAGTAATTCGTCTTACTCCTGCAGGAATGCTAGTAAAGTCAAAATACTGTGGTGTTGCTGGCGGAGCAGTTTGTGCAGTTCCGCTAACTAAAAGACCTACTGTGCCGTTAAAGGTTGGCAGGGTAAGCGTAGTAGTACCAGCTACCGCTTGTTCTTGTAGCGTACAGCTTCCGCTAGTTGAGCCTAATAAGACAATAGACATATATTTTCCTTATAAAACGACCCAGCGACTACCGCTAGGAACAGTTACAGAAACACCTGATGCAATCGTGATTGGACCAGTAGACATAGCATTCTTGTTTGTGCTGATGGTGTAACTACCGTTTACAGTTTTGCTATTCTCATAGAAAATATCATCTGCACCGTTACCACGAGCGCCGCCGCCGATTTCAACGACAGTACCAGTAGAGGTCTCTGTGAATATCTTACGATCTGTTACGTTGACCGCTAACTCGCCCTGAACTAGCTGACCCGCTGTTGGGACTGAGCCAGCCGTTGAGCTGTTTTTAATTACAATAGTTGTTGGCATTAATACGTTCCTCCGTCAATTGTACCGCCACTAATATCTGAACCAGAAATCGTGGCTGATGCTGTCATCGCCGACGTTCCATTACCTTTTACATAACCAGTCAATGTCGTAGCACCGGTTCCACCGTTTGCAACAGCCACAGTGCCTGTGACATTCGCTGCATTACCACTAATGTTACCGCTAATCTTTGATCCTGCTAAAGATGTAATCCAGCTTGGATCTGCATAACTACCAGTAGTAACAACACCATTGGTGTACCAATTGCTAAACCAACAGAAGTTCTAAATGTACTGCCTGATTCTACCACAAAATTAGTACCATTGCCAATAATAACCCCATTATCTGTAGGGGTTAATCCAGCAACATCGGCTAATTGTGCATCATAGGCTTGGACATCTGTACCAATGACTAAACTAAGGCTTGTGCGGGCTGTAGCAGCATTTAAACCTGTAGAGCCGCCATCCCACTTTAAACGATCTGTATAAGCTGTATCCCACTCAGATTGCTTTGTCGTTGTTGGTAACGAATAACCAGTATCAAAAGCAAGTGCCAAAGTACCTGTTGAGGTAATTGGTGATCCAGTAACTGCAAATCCTGTTGGTGCTGTTAAAGCAACGCTTGTTACCGAACCAGATCCAGCACCGCTAATCCACTCTACATCAGTAGCAGTGCCATTAAGTCCTAATACTTTACCAGCATTGCCAGTGTAGCTAGGTAACAGATTTACACGAGCATTTGTTACTGTTGTAGCACCTGTTCCGCCATTAGCGACTGCTACAGTGCCTGTCACATTGGCAGCGTTACCTGTAATGTTACCTGTAACTTTTGAGCCAGCTAATGATGTAATCCAAGCAGGATCTGCATACGAACCAGTTGTGTATATACCATTCGTAACAGTTGCTGCGTTACCACTAATGTCACCGATAATCGTCGATGAGAAAGTCTTATTACCAGCAATTGTTTGATCACCAGTAGTGTACACACCATTGGTAACAGTAGCGGCAACTCCACTAATATCAATCGCCCAAGTACCAGAAGCTCCTGTACCAGTAGGACTAGGAACATCGGTTCCAATCACAAGTCCTAAATTAATACGAGCTGCATCTGCTCCAGAAGCGCCAGTACCGCCATTAGATATAGGTAAAACACCGCTAATGTCGTCAGTGCTTATAACAATATTATCCCAAGATGTATTCGCACCATCAGTCTTGAGATATTTACCGCTGTTAAATTGTTGTGTAGGCGCTAAAGCATTGAAGGCTTTATTAGGGTCTGTCTGTCCAGTACCGCCTTGCGATATAGACACAGGAAAGCTCAATGACTCTGTTTGTCCGTCTAAAGATCCGCCAGAACCTCTATAAATTGCCATGTAGTAGTTCCTCTATTTGTTTAAAGATACTCTTAGAATACCCTTAAACAAAGCCCCTCCGAAGAGGGACCTTGAAGCCTATAATTAGGCTGGAACAGCTAGAGCGATAGCAGAAGTATCACGCAACTCTGCAACACCGTAGAGGGTGTCAGCAGTGAAGAGCGTACCCAAGTACTCTTGCTTGTACTGAGTTTGGCTGCGAACAGCTACTTGCTCAGCGAGAACAGCGAAGTCCTTGTGTGCCATCAAAGCAATGCGGTCGCCATCAGTTGCAGCGTCAGCATTGGTGGTTACATATACGGATACACCGTAGATGTCGCCGATCATACCGTTACGGATGCTGTTAGCAGAAGCAGCCTCACCAACGCTATTGAAGGTGGTGAAAGTGTCTAAGCCAAGCAATGTGTTACGGCTTGATGGAGGGATGATGAAGAAACGACCGTCCATTGGAACATCGTTGTCATCTAAGCGCTGAATGGTACGGCGGATAGCAGCAGCAGTCAAAGCAGCAGCAGTGCCGGTGTACAGAGTCGTACCGTCGTCACCTTTGTAAGCCTTGTCATAAGCAGCAGTACCGTCGCCACCGTTAGCACCACGACCTAAACGAACTAAGTCGGTGTCAACTTGCTTAGCGAGAGCATAACCAGCGTCGTCGGTGTAGAACTGACGGAGCGAAGACAATGCCTGAACTTCGACGATGTCCTCGATCAAGCGGCTATATTCATAGTGCTTGTTGATGTACACCAATACTTCTGATTCGGTGTTTGCGTTCAAAGTAACTTGAGTTTCAGCAACTTTCAAGTTAGCAGAGCCACGAACAGGAGCTGGAATGTGAACGGTGTCACCTTTCTTGCCCTTGAATGACATCTTTTTGAACAAATTAGCAGCAACTAAATTCTTTTTGTAAGCTGCTACGATTTCGTCAGACCAGATTTCTGGAATGAACGTTGCCGCACGAGCTGCGGTTACGTGGTTAGTACCTAATGCCATTTTATAAATCTCCTAAGATTAAGTTATTTAACCCTGTTTTCAGCATAGGCAGCCATGATTTCATCTTGTAGCGCCATATACCGATCAGGATCAGTCATTTTCAATTTGATAAGGTCAGCCCGTCTGTAAATCTTTTTGCTTACTTCTCCAGATCCGCCAACATCCACTGCTGCAGCACGTAATGCTGTTTCTTGAGCCTTGGTTTCGACTGCGTTTGATAATTGCTGCTGTTGCGTTGCTTTGATTTGCTTGAGTTCTTTGTAAGTACTTAGCAATTCATCTGCTGCAGGAAAATCAAATTCAGTATCTGCCTTGGTAAACAAATCAATTCGCACTGGGCTTGCTTTAACCCACTCATGGAAGTTAGCGTTTTGTGCTATTTCCATATAATCAGGATGCTTAGACTGCAACTGTTGTGCAATCTTCATCTTCTTCATTTCGAGTGCTGCTTGTTTTGCTTCAAGAACTGCAGGGTGCTGATCGACAGCTTTGTTTACAGCCTGTCTTGGATCAACAAAAAAATCTTCTTCTGGTTCTGATTCAGGTTGTTTCTGTTGCTTGGCATCGAGTTGTTGCTTGAGGAGTTGATCAGCGAGATTACGAACCTCATGTACTTCTTGTGCTTGTCGTCCAATGAGCTTTTCAGCTTCTTGGTGCATCTTAACGATGTCTTCTAGTGACTTGCCCTTGTACTTATCAGGAACTACTTCCTGTTTAGGTTCTTCAACTGGAGTCTCAATTTCTTGAGGTTGTTCCTGTTTTACTTCATCGATCTGACTATAGGTTCCTTCTTGCAGTTCGTTTTCTTCAACAAATTCAGCCATAATAATGCTCCTGTCACAAAGTGATTGTAGGATTTATAAAATAACAAAGGTGCTTACGCAGTATCTTTGTCTCTATTGAGCTTACGCTCTTGTGCCAACTTCTCAGCTCTTCGTTTCTCCCACTTACTCGTTGCACTAGGATAAATCCCGCTAAACGGTTCGAGGTTAATACGAGGTGTTGATAATTGGCGATGTGCGGTCAAGCCACACTCCGAACAAGTAACGCTAACGGTATCAATCTCCACTAGATTTTCTTGTTCATGTCCGGCTTCGCAAAGGAAGTCGAACAACCTACGAGGCATCTGAAGCGTCTCCCGACGAGTTCTGAAGTTGCTCGTAAGCCTTTGCTGATGTATCTCGTAAGGTTAGCACCCATAAAATGATGTCTAATTGTCCTTTACGGAAAAACAGCGTTTTTTCATCTGGAACGCTTATCAAGTTATCAACGGCTTTCTGCATTTCTTTTAGATCGGTGACTAAATCTAACCAACCCTGCGTTGACATCATTGAAAAACGATCGTCATAATACTTTTGAAGTTCTTTGTCCACAGTTTTCTCCTTTAATGGGAACTGTGTTGTTAAATTACAACACTGTGGCTGATATTACCACAGTTTTGTTAAAATGTCAAGCACTTTTTGATTGTTTTTGCAACATTTGTAAACTAGCGATACGCTCGTTACTCTTAATATCCTCTTCTTTAAGGGCTAGTTCAGCAATCTTGGCTCTTTGCTCAAACTCTCCGCTGGTGTTTTGACCCCTAATATTCTGGCTTAGACCGCTAATTACCTTCGCTTGGGTCTCGGCTGGCATCAATTGAGTCTCAACTACATCTTTCTGAGCAGAAGCGTTGTTTCTAACGGCTTCGGACTGTAGTTTAGCAATTTGAGCCTGTGCTGCAGCCACTTCAAGTTGGGTTTGAACTGCTTGTAATTCCTGTTGTTGTGGGTTAGGCTGCATCATCTGATCCAAAGTAGCTTCCATTTCGAGGCGATTTGGTAAGCTAGAGCTGGCAATAATACCTTTGAGAAGCATTGGCAATACAGGCGTATTAGGTCCAAGAGTCTGTAGCAACGCAATAAGCTGCTGTTGCTCGTATTCACGGGCAATAATGCCTAATGTAGCTGTTGGGATGAACTTGAGGTCAACCGTTGGATAACGCTCAGGATCAAACTGCATGAAACGATAGGATGCTTTCTTGATAAACGGAACCAAGAAGTCCTCTTGGAAGTTCATTAGCGTCCGCTTGTACTTCTTAATGATTCCAGCAACCGACATCGATGTCTGTGCGTAATCACGGGTAGAAGCTGTTGGCTGTCCAGCCGCATCGACAGTACCAGTAGCTTGTAGTAACATCTTTTCAAATACAGAGCTGGTTGTCAAGTTAGCAGGATCGGTATTGCCAAACTTAAACGGAACCATAATTTCATTTGGATTACCGTTGGTAAGGATTGCTTTACCGGGTTTGACTTCAAACTTAGCTCCACGAGGCAGACGAGTAGCATCCATCGCTACCATTGGAGCTGTAGTCAATGCTAGGCTATCTAAGTGCGCACGAAGTTGAGCGTCAATAGCCTTTTCCATGTTGTAGGCTTTTTCGACAGTGCCACGACCAAAGAAACGACCGGGAACGCTATCGTCTTGATAAGCGATTACAGGACGATCCTTCATCATGTACGGATTCTTTTCTGCCTTGAGCAGAGTTCCGCCATTGGCGATCACCACGATGCACTCGACTAAATCGCTGTATTTGTCAGCCGTCGTGTCATCTGGGAAGAGATCAACAACTTCACCCTCTTCATTTTCTAACTGCTCGATATACTCACGAGGAGCAAGACCGTAGTAGGTCAAAAGCAATACTTTGTCGTCTTGGAACTGAGTGACTTGTTGCGTAGGTTCTAAGTCGGTATCTTCTGGAGCTTGCTGAATATCCACTTTGCGGTAGATACCCTTTTCCATTCCTTCAACAACCTTGTGAATCGACACATACTTCTCGAC